AGGATGCGTTCAACGACTTCATCACCGATCTGGTCACCTACCCCTCAGCGTTCGTCAAAGGCCCGGTGGTGCGCCGCCAGAGGGCGCTCGGGTGGAAGACAGACGCGACAGGCCGCACCGTTGTCGAGCCTATCGAGCGCCTTGGTCCTGAGTACGAGCGGGTCGATCCGTTCTACATCTACCCCGAGCCGGGGATCAGCAACATCAACGAGGGCTACCTCTTCGAGTACCACCCGCTGTCGCGGATGCAGTTGTCCGACCTGATCGGCGTGCCTGGGTACGACGAAGATGCCATCCGCAAGCTGCTGGAGATCGGCAACGGGCAGTCGTGGATCAACGAGGATGTCGAGTTGATCAAGGACGAGGAGGAGCGCAAGTACTACTCCTACATGCGTCCGACCGACGTGTACGATGCCCTGGAGTTCTGGGGCAAGGTCAGCGGCAAGATGCTGCGGGAGTGGGGCATGTCCGAGGAGGACGTGCCGGACGACGCCCGTGAGTACGACGCCAACGTCTGGCTGGTGGGGAACTTCGTCATCAAGGCGGTGCTCAACTACGACCCGCTGGGCGAGAAGCCCTACACCAAGACTTCGTTCATCAAGTGCCCCGGTGCCTTCTGGGGCAAGGGCATCCCCAAGATCATCGAGGATCTGCAAGCCGTGTGCAACGCGGCGGCACGGGCGCTGGTGAACAACATGGGCATCAGCAGCGGACCCCAGGTCGAGGTCAACGTCGAGCGCATCCCGCCCAACGAGGACATCACTACGCTGTCCCCGTGGAAGATCTGGCAGACGATCAACGACCCCGTGGGGTCCAGTGCCCCGGCCATTCGCTTCACACAGCCTGAGTCGCGTGCGGCTGAGTTGATGGGGGTCTACGACAAGTTCAGCCGTCTGGCTGATGATCACTCGGGCATTCCGGCCTATGTGTATGGCGATCTGAACGTGCAGGGGGCTGGGCGTACGTCGTCCGGGCTGTCCATGCTCATGGGTGCTGCTGGCAAGGGCATCCGGCAAGTCGTCATGCACATAGACGCGGATGTGGTGAAGCCCATCGTCGAGCGGCAGTTCATCTACAACATGCGCTACGACGACGATGAAGCCATCAAGGGCGACGTGCAAGTCATCGCCAAGGGCTCCATCAACCTCGCGGTCAAGGAGACCGTGAACATCCGTCGAATCGAGTTCCTCAACGCAACCGCCAACCCCATCGATCTTGAGATCCTGGGCAAGGATGGACGCGCCACGATCCTCCGGGAGGTGGCGAAAGGGTTGCAGATGCCTGTGGAAGATGTTGTCCCGTCTCGGGAGAAGTCCGCGTACCAGGGCGGTATTCAGGCTAGGGCGATGGCGGCTGCGCAGGCGCAGCAAGCACAAGCCCCGGCACCAACTGGTCCCAGCGGCGAGCCCAAAGGTGGGATGGCAGCCAACACAGTGCAGAGTCGCATGAGCGGGAGGGCTGCATGATCAAGCCCGGAACCCATGTGATCAAGTCGCTTGCCTCCGTGGCGCGTACGCACCCGGAGCTAGTGGAATGGCTTGAGGAGTGGCGCATGTCCGAACTGGAACGCCTACCCCAGGCCATTGCAAACCCGGCAGTCTTTCAGGGGCGCTGTCAGGTTCTCAACGAGGTTGTCGACCTCGTAAAGGCAGCCCCTGGTTTCGCGGCAAAGTTGTGATACTCGCCGTCTAGTCACGCACACCGATACGGAGCGTTCAACATGGCCCTTCCAGAGCAGATTCGCAAGCAGACCGAGGCAGTCCAGGAGTTGTACAAGCAACTCAACGCTGGGCAGGAATCAGGCGAGGAGACCCCTCAAGCCGATGAGCCTGTCACGCCCGTTGAGACCTCCGCCGCCGACGAGAATGCGCCGAATGACACTGCCGCTCCTTCACCCGCGCCTGAGCAGAAGACGGGTGATGACAAGGCCTCGGAAGATTTTGCCCAGAAGTACAAGACCCTTCAGGGTATGTACAACGCTGAGGTTCCGCGTTTGCACCAGCGGATCCAGCAGATGGAGCAACTGCTCGCATCGCTGTCGTCGCAGCCCACCCCTGCTGCCTCTGCACCTGCCCCAGCACCGACGCTCACGAAGCTCGTGACTGAGAAAGATGTTGAGGAGTACGGTGACGCGATTGACATGATGCGCAAGGTTACCAAGGAGGAGATGAACGCTGTCATGCAGCGGATGTCTCAGCTTGAAAGTGTCTTGCAGCAGTTCCAGTCCAATGTCGTGCCGCAAGTTCAGGCGGTCGCTCAGAAGCAGGCGGTCACCGCCGAGCAACAGTTCTGGGCCGACCTGACCTCCGCAGTGTCGAACTGGCGTGAGGTCAACGACAACCAAGCCTTCCAGGCATGGCTGCTTGAGATGGACCCGCTGACCGGGATCACTCGTCAGACGTATCTTGAAGACGCTCAGCGGGCGCTCGACGCCCGACGTGTCTCGGCGTTCTTCCGTACATGGCTGGAGTCCACTGGACAAGCCACCGTTGCTCAACCCCAAGGATCCTCATCCTCTACGGCGTCGAAGTCTGAGTTGGAGAAGCAGGTCACCCCCGGTCGCGCACGCAGCGCCGGAACCCCGCAAACCAACAAGGGCAAGGTCTATACTCCCGATGACATCAAGAAGTTCTTCAATGATGTCCGCTCGGGGAAGTACCGTGGCCGTGAGCAGGAGAGGGATCGTATCGAGCGCGATATCTTCAACGCCCAGCGTGAGAATCGCATCCAAATGACTGCATGATTCGAGGACACACATCATGTCGTACCCTGTTTCCCCCGGCCGCCCGAACTACAGCGGCAACTTCATCCCCGAGATCTGGTCCGGGAAGCTCATCGAGAACTTCTACGACGCCACGGTGCTCGCGGCCATCTCCAACACCGACTACGAAGGTGAGATTCGCCAGTACGGCGACACGGTGAACATCCGCACTACGCCGGAGATCACGATTCGTGACTACGTCAAGGGCCAGACCCTGACGGTCGAGAACCCGGACAAGCCGAAGATCCAGCTTCTGATCGACAAGGGCGAGTACTTCGCCTGCGTCGAGGACGATGTGGACAAGGTTCAGTCCGACATCAACCTGATGGACACGTGGTCGAAGGACGCCTCCGAGCGGATGAAGATCAAGATCGACCAGCGCGTTCTGACCGACATCCTTCCGGGTGTGGCGTCGACCAACAAGGGCGCGACGGCTGGCGCGATCTCGGCATCGTTCAACCTGGGCGTTACCACGTCCCCGTTGACCGTGACCAAGGACGGCGCTGGCAGCACGACGGCTGTGATCGATCTGCTGGTCGACCTCGGCACGGTGCTGGACGAGGCGAACTGCCCTGAGGACAACCGCTTCGTGGTCATCCCGGCCAAGATGGCTGGCCTGATCAAGAAGTCGGAACTGAAGGACGCTTCGCTCACGGGCGACGGCACCTCCATCGTCCGCAATGGTCGCCTGGGCATGATCGACCGCTTCACGGTCTACATGAGCCACAACCTGAAGAAGGCGTCGGTGGGCGGCGCTACCGAGTTCAGCCTCATCGCTGGGCACAAGATGGGCTTCACGTTCGCGTCCCAGATGACGAACATGGAAACCATCCGCTCGGAGTCGACCTTCGGCAACATCATCCGTGGCCTCCAGGTCTACGGGTACAAGGTCACCAAGGGCGAGGCCCTGGCGACCTCCGTCATCAAGTTCTGATAAGGAGCAACCATCATGGCTGCATACACCGATTCTCTCGGGTTCAATCAGGGTACGGCTGCGTTCCCGGCGAACGTCACCGAGATCTCCAAGTTCGAAGTCAAGCTCGATTTCGCGGAAATCATCGCTGCACGCTCTGCTGCTGGTGCTACGGCACTGGTGGCTGGCGACTCGATGGAGATCGTGAAGCTCCCCGCTGGCTCCGTGGTCCTGTCCGCAGGCTGTCAGGTGACCAAGGTCGAGTCCACCAACACGACCGGGACGTTCAGTCTCGGCACGACTGGTGGCACGACCAACCTGTACACCAACGCGCTTGCCAACAACGCGCTGGCCTACGGCATCACCAATCTCGCCAACCCGGTCGTCTACGGCTCGGCAGACACCATTGATCTTCTGCTCAACACGGCAGTTCCGACCAATTGTGTGGTGAACGTGTTCGCCTTCGTGGCCAACGTCAAGGCCAGCTACGTGGCGTAACCTGATGGGGGCTTCGGCCCCTGTCTCCTGAAAGGGGATCATCATGGGTGTCTATCGCGGCATTACCCAAGACAATCTGACGATCAACAACGGGACGGCTTACAACCTGAACCTTGTGACCCCGTCGATTGGTGGGACTGCGGTTGCTGCTACGGCGGCTGAGATCAACGCTGCGGCGGACCTGTCC